TCTGCTATGCTATTACTTCCTGTAACAGCAGAAACATCGATTACTTTTCCTGAGAAAACTGAATCGCTTGCGTTGTGTGTGATTGAACCGTCTACTCTTACTAATGCTTGTCCGTATCCGTTAGCATCATCAACTGTTGCTACGGAAAAAACCATTCCTTTGACTAAATATTCTACAGCCGCACCGCCAGCAGTATCTACAGTAAATGCATACGAAGAACCTGCGGCAACAGTACCAACTGCACCTTTAATCTTAAAAGAACGATCTGAAAAACTGATTTTATTTCTGTTTTCCAAGTAACGGAACACTGGGTCATCGGTAGGTGCTTTAGCGACCTTGTTTAGATAGACGAAGAATGGTGATTCTTCCGGAGTTAATTCAGCAACTCTGTCGCCAAAATTAAAAATCCGTCTTCTATCGGGTCTTTGTCCTGCACCAGTACCAGCATCAGAAGTAGTAGCTGTTATATCGCTGGACTTTAAAGATCCAGAATTATATGATATTGCCATTTATATACCTCTTAGTATGTGTTGTTATTATTATGGTAAAGCTGCTCCACTACCAGTTCCTATGATGCTATCAAAGATTTTATCCGAATCCGTTCTAGGGGATTGTGGAGCTTGTCCTTGTAAGACACCAGCAGTTCTGGGTGCTTGTTTAGCTGCGTTTACCGCTTCCATTGTATCGTTATTAGCAACAGAATTACCGTTTTGCATCTGCCAGAGCTTTACTAAGTTATTTAAACCTACTTGCTCTTTTGGTTTAGTAGTGAACTGCATAAAATCTTGAATGTCATTATCTGACATCTTATAATTTCTGCGTAACTCACCAACTGTATTTTGCAGTTGCATTTCAGCCTGCATCTGTTGCTGTTGCTGGGCTAACCTTTCAGATACTAACTGATCAACCTTACTTGTGATCTTTTGATCAACAAATTTACCTGATTCAGAAGTTTCATTTGTAAAGGCATCCCAAGGATTAAAGTCATCTACTGCGGGAGCTACTTCTTGAGTGCTCTGGTTTTGACCCTGTGGATTAGCTATACCGTCTTCAAGAGTTCTTACAAGATCAGGTCGCTGCTCTAGTAGCTGAAGTAATTGAGCACCTTGTTGCAGTTTAGCATTCTCGGCTTGTGACCGATCATACATAGACTGAAACTTTTTTGACTCTGCTTCAAAATCTACAGCAGGGGCTTGTTCTTGAAACTCCTGTTGGTTTGCATCTACCTCTTGTGAGATAGACTGTTCATTGACGATATCTTCCACGAATGATTCATTACCACCTTGTATTCCGCTTTCGATACTTGCTTCCTGTTGTTCTAATGTAGACATATACTCTCCTTAGATGTCTCTTAGGCTTTTGGAGTGGAACTGACTTCTCTCTGAACATCTTTCAGATTGTTTGCCAATTTCTCCACCTCGAGCTTCACCTCGTTTTCTAGTTTACTACGTGTTACCCTTCTATCTGCTTTAGATTCAGAATTGACTTCGTTAAGTCTAGATTTGAACTTCTCAACTTCAACTCTTTTTCTATCACTGACAGACTCTCTTTGGGCTGTCTGCAAGTCACCTTGCAAATTCTTTATTTGTTCTGACATAGCTTGCATTTGCTGCTGCATTAATTGCTTTTCTTCAGTCCTACGCATAATACCTTCCTTGTCAAATATTTCTGGATTCTTCTTAAGAACCTCGTAACGATCCACGATACCCATTTGAAATGCCTCAAGATATACAGCAAGTTCTGCATATTTACTAGAAGGCATAGTAGAACCTGATTCAATTCTAATATCATGTTGATCTAAAATGTGTCTATCTTTCTTTAAGTCTAAGACAGCACCACTAATATCTGTATAGAAGTTAGCCATAACTTCAGTAATATTATTATTAGGTTGTGCTAATCTAAAAATCTTTTTATAGGTGTAATGACCCTTTGATAAATTATAAAGAACTTTACCAAGTTTGTTAATACTAAATTCAACATCTCTCAATTTAGATTTAGGTCTTTCACTTCCTAAAGCAATCATTCTTTCTGTTGCTTTATGTGTCTCTGGAGCTTTATCTGCAAAGCCATGCATCATCTCTGGTAATCCAAAAATAAAATCTATATAAAATTCTGACTGCTGTATCAATCTATAAAACTCTCCAGCTAATGGTTGTGGAGATGGATAATGTGGTTCGCCCTGTGATGAATCAACTTCGATTACTGCATTTGGATTAGCCCAGTCTTTCTCTAATTGGTCAATATCATCCACACTGCCTAATGGCACTAATAGTTTAAGTCCCGCTGACGCTTGGGCATGTGAAAGGGCTAAAGACCATAATTTATTAAGCAATCTCTGCATTGGTCTAGCTCTAGATACATCGCTCTTGGGGTAAGGAGTACCTGTCCAGATATTTGGTAGCGGGACTATAGGATATTCATCTGTATTTAAAACTTGTTCATATAAAACAATCTCACCCAATGTAGCACATACTTTTATTCTTGTCTGTAAAACTTCTATTGCTGTATAAGCACCTATCTCAAATGCTTCTGCATTTTCACTCATCATTTTAGCATATTCTTCTTGGGAGAGTATTTCCTCTTCTTGATTCTGCATATCAATGATTCGGTAAAAAGGAACTTTTATTTTATAAAAGCGTTCTAATATTTGATACTTCTTTACTTGAAAATAATCTTTATCCTTTACTTCCGCTGGAGTAAACACACTCATTGAATTTCTATTTTGAGAAGATGGATAGTCCTCATCGTCGTATGTAAACCCAGATATCTCACGAATAATACCCGGTATCTCTTCACCTGTGTTCGGGTCTACTGTATCATTTAATTCAGGGTAGAGGTTGACGACTTGTTCACCGGTAAGAATGGTAGAAAGGATAAGACCATCCGAATCACCGAACCAACGATCTCTTGAGCTGGGAGATGCGTATACCCTAAAAGGGTCAAGGTAAGTAAACTTGACATCACCTCTACCGAAATCTGATTCTCTATCAATGTAAGCATACAAATAACCCATACCAGTAGTAGCATAGTCTTGTATCGCTTGTTTCATTTGCCAGTCACCATCTGACTTTTGCCAAACATAACCCATGATAGTTCTCCATAAAGAAGCTACCTGAACATCGGAGTCTTCTCTAGGGGTTATTGTAAATGCTGGGGGTCTAGATGTTAATACTGCTTTAAATTTTTCTATGGCTGCCGATACCCTATCCATCGGTATGTCAGCTTGATTACGTTGTGATAACTCATCAGACTCATCGTTGGTAAAGTGATTACCAAGATAAAAGTCTATATCTTTTCTAGCTTCAGTATCCCAATCAGAACGAGCGTCACGCCATTGACGATATAACTCTTCGTTTTGTAATGCTCGAGGATCTTGATCCATTAATTACCTTCTGGAAAGTAATTAGGGTTTATCATTTCTTCTCTGTATTTATTCATAAAATAGTCTTGCTGTGGTGTATTTCTATAATACATAGAGTCTTGAGGACTTCTTTCTATTTTTTCCGATAAAGAATCTAATCTCAATCTTTCTAAAAAGTTTTGCATCTTATCCTTAGTTAACTCTTCATTTTCCATTTCTAGCTCGCCTCTTAATGATCTCATGTAATCACCAGACTGACCCCAATTACCAGTTGCTGGTGCTTGGTTAGGTCTTTGGTCGAATGGTACAAAAGGATTAGGTTGCTCTTGCTGCATCATAGCAGAGTCTTGAACTGCACCACCATCTTGATAATACTTCATCATAGCATCGTCTTTAGGTAAAATAACTTCATCTAAAGCTTTAAAGGATACATCTTCTACCCTGTCTGAAGCTTTTAATAAATCCATTAATGATTTATTTTTTTCCTCAGAACTTATATTATATCCTTTTCTAGCTAATTCATTTAAATTAGCTAGATCTACTCTTCCCTTATCACCTATTCTATAATAGTCATTAAGAGCATCTTTTAATTTATTTAAAAGTAATTCATCTCTCATATTACCTTCACCAGCTTGTATAAATTTTTTATAACTTAATAACTCTTTAGCAGGAATAATATCTCTAAATGCACTTTGATTTGCAATATTAGAATCTATAAACTCTCTTCTTTTGCTATAAAGAGGATCATCAACAGATGGTACACCCCTTAAGTATTTATAACTTCTATATGGATTAACTCCAATGTTAGATTCTTGTCTTCTAATATCCATTTCAGGAAATGCTTGTCCACCCTCTTGCATGTAACCCATTTTATTTCTAACATCTTCAGGGAGTTTACCAAGTCCGGGGTTATTATCAGGAACTGGTTTTAAGTTAGACATAGCCTGCCCACCATTTTGATATTGGTTAACCATACCTCCAGTACCGTACTGCTTTGCATTGACCATACCGCCACCATACATACCAGTCATATTCTTTAGTGTAGCCTGTGCTATCAGTCTATCTATTTCAGAATGACCGCCTGCTTCTGGCATATCGTTTAATTTTTCCAATGTGGGAACTCCTATCATGTCCACAGCTTCTTTGCGAATCACAAATTCACCGGGAGTTAAAATTGCTTTTACTGTATCTGTTGTATTTGGCATTACTTATCTCTTATCTCAAAATGGGGAAAATCGTCGAAACGGTTGTCCATTACCTTAAAATCCATATCCCAGTCTCCGCCCCATCTCAGACGGTAACCCATCCCACGAGCAATGCCGATAACAAAACCAGCGAATAGTGTTTGCCTTTCCCTGTCCTCCCAATCCACAGGATAAGGGGTAACGTCAACGGCTTTAGAAGGACTAATATTGTGCCTACCGTTAGGATACTTAACTTTTGTGCGACCTTCGTCATATAATTTATTTTGCCTTTCTTTGCTCCTATGTCCTTCAAGGACAGAACAATCTACATGTTTGATTACTTCATTAAACACTTCCTGTAAACGCTCATCACAGGATGCTAATCTCTCTTTTGATCTTTTAGAATATCGTGGCATGTGGATTTGAATTTAAATATAAGTCATACATAAACAAAAGACAAATAATATTTTATTATGCCCTAGATCCAGTCATCCAGTTATATGCTTTTTTCTTCATACGTCTTACTGGACTAGATTCTTCATTTAGTAATGATTCTCGTTTAGTTCTTGTACTTTTAGGAGCTTTGGCAAAGTAGTCTGCATAGTATAACGCATCCATCACATCGTCATTTCTAGGTTTTGGGTGCTCAAAGAACTCATCTACTAATTCTGTCATTTCTCTTCTTATGTATAATTTCTTAGAATTGACAATAACACCTAAACTTGTCTCAAGCCTATCTTGCTTTTTAATCCTAGCGGGTGGTTTAACCCCCTTAAAGATTCCGGGCATCAGTCTTTTTTCAGTAGCAGACATTCTTGTTACCATATCTCTAACCATTTCCTGTGCCGCTACGGTTTCTATTGTTACTCTTCTTACTGGAGTATATTTATTTGCTAATCTTATAATTTCTTTTGGAACATCAAAGGTTGGTATTCTTTCTCTAAAGTATTCTAGGACATATCTATTTTTATTAGAATCAATCGCCATTACAAGTATAACTTGAAAGTCAGATGTTTCCGATGCTGTTGCTGCTAAATCTACCCCCAAGTAAATGTTTACTGGTATAGCATCCTCACCGTCTATAAGGTAATTGAATTTGTTTCTACATTCTACTTTACCACTGAAATATTGTATTCGATCTATCTTAAACGCTGCATTAGAAACATCTCTCGCATCATTCATGTATTCCTGTGCAAACTTATTAACAAGACCAGCTTCGATAAACTCTCTTTTCTTTGCTGCTAGTTTTTTAAGAGAAAATTGTTCTTTCCAAATAGACTTACCATCTTCTATTGCTCGCTTAAATGTCACCGACCAAGGATATTCTCTACCTTCGTCTTGAGCTTTTTTGTTTCCGTCTACTACTGCCTGCAAAAAGCTATCAAAATGAACTATCGTTCCCGCTAACCATATCCATCCTTCTCTTCCCGGAGTTTCTTCTAGTGCTGGATATACTGTGGATACGATCCATTTCTTAATATCCGCTCTACGCTCTGGCGTTTTGGTATTTAACTCTGATTCAAAGTCATCTAAGATGATGCCAGTATAACGAACATCTACTTCTGCACGACCTCTAAGTCTCTGTGAAGTACCTTTTGCTATTAACCTGTCCCCTTTAGGTGTAACAATATCTTTTTCTGTCCAACGCTTTCCTGCTGCACCTCCATCTAAATTACCAAAGTAGTATCGAAGACGTTTATTCATTTCAAAATGATTGCGTAAATACTTTAAGTGGTCAATAGACTGACTTTGTTCTTCGGATACCCATGCAATAAAGTGTTGCTCATCATCTCTTGCAAATACAAGTTTATGCATAATGGCTGCTTTCGATAAGATTGACTTACCAAACCCTCTAGGCATGATGATGCAGCTACGACTACCGGGTTTAGAGGATATTAGTTTATCTGCTACATCAAAGTGAAATGCTGGTGATGCAGACTTTTTAAGAAAGTCATTTGGTAAGAAAGCTCTTCCAAAGTAAATAAGACTTTTGTAGGACTTGGCTAATACCTCATCCCTATCTTTCATTTCAGATGGAGATGGGTTAATATTAAAATTATCCACTATTTATTTTTTAATTTAAAAGGATTGTATTTATATGTTGGTGCTGACATTAAATTTTCTAATGCTTTAACTCGATTAGGATTGTTTTTAATATATATATCCATTAAATATGGTTCTACTCTTTTTAATGTACTACGAACTTGCTCACTCATTACAACTGGTAACTGTGTAGATTTTTGATTCATATCTACAACAGTATCTATTAACTTTTGTAAGTTTGGTTGAGGTCTTCTTGTTCCCCACAATCCCTTTCCAAGAGCAGGTTTCCATGTACCAAAGTTTATAGGTATTTTAGCCCAATCCATTAATTTTATATCTTTTGTTGGTAAGTTACCTAATATTCTTTCTTCAAATTCAAATTTAGGGTTCATTTGATCTTTAAATAAATTATCAACATTTTCTTTATATTGTTTTTTATTTATTATATTTTTATTTAAAGCTTTATCATAGCCTTTTAAGCTATGTTCAACATCGCTTTGTTTTAATCCAAATTTTTTATAGCCTTTTTCAGAAATGGGTTTTATCCTATAACCTTTCTTAATTAACTCATCCCTATCCATAATAAATCTTACATCAGTTCCTATATTAAAATGAGGTCTAGATAAAAACATAGGGTCACGAGTTACAGAAAAAGCTTTAGGTACATATCTTAATTTTGCATTTCCATATTCATCTATTTCTTTTAAATAGTCAGCTATTTTTTTTTCTTTAGAGTAACCCATAGGAAATCTACTTGTTGGCTTTATTCTTCCAGATTCTAATATTTCTTTAGCTTTAGGTATATTTGTGTGATGGTAAATAGGATTTCTAAGATTAATCTTTTTCAATAATTTCATTAAAGATGGAATTTTTTTAGCCGCTAATAATGGATTTAATGCTATATCTGGAGCTGTACCAGTAATTGGCTGCGGCGTTTTATAAGCAGACATAGAATATTGCCTTAACTTACTATCCATTTCTGCTTTCATTATTAAATTATTAATATTATTATGAACATCAGTTGATGCCGGATTAGCCGTAGCCATGTTTAATAATGAATTGTTTTGTGCCATATTTACGTTATTTAGACTCTTTTGTTGTAAATGCTATGTTATATCGATTATTACCTAGTTTGATTGATTTAGGTACTGTATAGCTCCAAACAGGGCTAGTCTGTGTATTCCAATACCTATCATTAACTACTACTGCTTGTATTACCACTTGTTAGTTCCTTTTTCTTACCTGTTAACATCCCTTGCTCAAATGCTTGTAACTTTTCTTTACTGAATCCAGTAAACTCTTGTATTAGTGCGATAGACTCGGACTTCTTATCTGTATTAAGCATTCCCGATATCTTCATTAATGTTTCTAGTGCTCTTAGTTTATCGCCATCTCTTACTTCAACTTTATCGACAACGCTCTTTGTGCTTTCTAATAAGTATCTTTTTGTAATACCTACATCTGCCATTAACTCTTCTATTTCTTTATCCACTTGATTCCTCACTGTTTTGCTCTTAAGTAGTAATGTTGATTTTCGTTTAGCTGCTTCTGTGTCTGTTGTCTTTGGATATGCTTTCATATAAGCACTCTCAGGATCTAAGCCCATTGCAATGTATTTAGAAAACATTCTTTTTTCTCTAGTCATGCCGCCTTTTACTCTGGAG